AAGGACCGCGATGCAGCACCAGTCTAAGCAAGGCCCGCAAGATCCCCCCGCCGGCGCGCCGGAGTTGGCGTGAGCAGCCGACCCGCGCGGTTCGACCCGGACGAGACCTGGTCCGCGCGGAACGGCCGTCAGCTGCCGTACTCCACCGTGGGCCACTGGCTGCTGCTCTCCGGGGTGAGCTCGCGCGCCATCCACGTGTACGGGCTGCTGCAGATGCACGTGAACGCCGAACGGCGGAACGGTCGGGCGTGGCCGAGCCAGGGCACGCTCGCCGCGATGGTCGGGATCAAGAAGTACGACCAGATCGGCAAGGCCATCACGGAGCTAGTCGACGTCGGCGCGGTCGAGGTCGAGGTGGAGCCGACCGCGACGGGCCGGCACAACACCTACACCGTGCACACGACGCCGCCGCCCGGGTTCGCCGGCCCGGAGACACGAGACGCCTGGTATGACGCCCGGGGACTGCTCCCCAAGTAGGTTTCCGCAGGTCAGTGGGGATTACCCCATTTTGGGGGTCACCCTGGATCGGGGGCGAGGGATCACCCCAGATCAGGGGTGACCGGTCACCCCGAAAACCGGGTGAGAACGAACCTAAGTGAACGAACCTAAGTTGAAGGGCTCGCCGCTCCGCGTCTTGCTAAGGGCACGGCTCGCAAGCTCGCCGGCTGCCGCGGGCCGCTCCGCGACCCTTGCCACTGAATGGATCTGCCGCGGCCGCCGTAGCGTCCCCGGCTCGCCACTTGAGTTCGCGGGGTGAGTTCCACACGCGCGCGTGCGCGCGAGCGGCCGGGGGGAGGTCGTCAAGTGACGGCGGAGACGTTCCGGGCGCTGCTGAGCAGTCCCGCCCCGGCGGAGGTCGTGATCGTGTGTCACCCGGAGGACCGGGCCGCGGTCGTGGCGCTTGCCGCGGGCGGGGTGCGGGCGGTGCGGGTGCGGGCCTCGCCGACGTGCCCGGTGGGCCAGTTGGTGGTTCTGGACCCGGAGTCCACGCCCTCGAGCGTGTTGGAGCGGTTCCTGTAGGAGGTGCTGGGTATGGCCCTCCCGCGCGCGCGGAGGGTGTTCTGGGCGGTCGAGGGCCGCCCGTCGCGGTGACTGCGCCCGGGGGCCGCCGGGCGGTGTCGCGCGTCGTGGACGCCCCCCTGGATCGTCTGGCCCGGCTGCGGCAGCTTCAGCAGGATCTCGATGACGTGAGGGCGCGGCGGCTGTCGCGCGTGGACGCCTTCAAGCTGCTGGGGTTCTCCCCGAACTGTGCTGTGCAGCACGACGCGGTGCGGGATCAGCTGCTCGCCGCCGGGGTCGACGCGGCCGATGTGGAGGCGCGGACGGTGGAGCTGCTCCGCGACCCGCGCGGAGCAGCCGCGGCCGGGGTGGTGATCCCGCCGCGCTGTGGAGGGTGTCCGCAGGAGCGGTTCATCGACCTCCCGGACCAGAACATGGACGTGCTGTACGGCGGCGCCGGCGGTGGCGGCAAGAGTCATGCCCTGCTGATGCTGGCGTTGCGGGCCTGCACGAAGTACCCGGGTATGCAGGTGTTCTGGTTCCGGCGCAGCTTCCCGGAGCTCAACCAGTCGGTGTTGCGGCTGCTCGCCCGCATGGGCCACGCCCGCGTGCTGGGCGCCCGCTGGGACGGCTCCAAGTACGAGCTGCGGTTCGCGAACCGGTCCGTGCTCACGTTCGGGCACGCGAAGAACCTGCAGGAGGCCTCCGCCCTGTCGTCGGCGGAGATCAACCTGCTCATCCTGGATGAGCGGACGACGATCCCGCCCGACGTCGTGGAGTTCCTCTACACGCGCGTGCGGTCGGGTACCGCCGGCGTTCCGTGCCTGGGGGTGCGGTCCGCGTCCAACCCCGGGTTCGTCGGACACCGGGTCGTCAAGGAGGGCTGGGTCGACGCCACCGACAACGGCGCGATCGAGCTGGTCGACAAGGCCGGGCGGCGCCGCATCTTCATCCCGGCGAAGGTGTCGGACAACCCGATGGTCGGGGACTACGCGGAGGCCCTCAAAGGGATCTCCGACCCGGACCTGCGGCGGCGGATCCTGGACGGGGACTGGCAGGTCATGCCGGACGGGGCGTTCCCGGACTGGCACCGCCACAACCACATCGACGCCGACACCGGCCAGCAGGTCGGCGGCGTGGTCGTCCCCGCGTTCGAGCCGCCCCCGTCGTGGCCGCGCACGGGCGGGCTGGACTACGGCTGGACGGCGCCGTCGGTGTACGAGCTCGCCGCCCGCGACCCGGACGGGCGGCTGTGGGTGTACCGCGAGCTGGTCATGGTGCAGGTGCCGGAGCAAGAGCAGGCCCGCCGGATCGCCGCCCTGGAGGACGCCTACGTCGGGGTGCGGGCCGCTGACCCCGCCATGTGGGGCCGCACCGGGTCGGCGCTGCCCCCGGCGTCACAGTTCGCGATCGCCGGGACCCCGCTGTCCAAGGCCGACAACGACCGGTTCGGCGGCAAGCAACGGGTGCATCAGTACCTCGCGCTGGCGCCGGCGTGCGCCCATCACCGGGCGCAGGGGCTGGCGCTGTGCCCGATGGTGCACGTGATGGAGGCCGGCTGCCCGGAGCTCATCAAAACCATGGAGTCGCTGCCCCGGGACACCAAACGCCCGGAGGACGTCGACACCGAAGCGAATGACCACGCATACGACAGTTTCCGGTACCTGTGCATGGCGGTCGGCACGGCCCCGCAGATGATCTTTGACGATGACGTGCCGCTGCACGGGGTCGTGGATCGCGGCGGGATCGGGTTCGCCGCGCAGGACCTGACGATCCCCGCGCACACCCCGACGCCGGAGACCCCCGGCGTGGCCAACCCGGCGGCCTGGCGCGAGCCGGAGCCCGCGGAGGACTGGTCGCAGGTCTGACCCCCCCTCGCGCGGCTGCTCGCCCCTACTAGCAGGAAGGGGGCGGCATGGCGTTCTGGGCCAGTGTGTGGGACGCGATCGCTCCACCGATCGACACCGACCAGGGCTCCGTCCCGTTCGGGGAGGCCGCGGCCGGGGCCCGCACCACCCCGGGCGCCGCGGCCGTGTCCGCCACGCAGGCCCCGGCGACCGTGGCCCGGCTGGGGTTCGACTCCGATGTGCCCTGGGGCGGGGCGAACAAGATGCAGCCCGGCGGGGACTACCCCGACGGGCGCGCCAACTTCATGAGCAGCCTCTACACCGCCTACGTGGGGTGTCCGTGGCTGGCCGCCCCGATCGACGTGATCGCCCGCACCGTCACCGCCGGGGGCGTGCAGATCACCCCCACCTCCGAAGCCGACGACCAGACCACCGCGGATCCCCCGCCGCAGGTGCAGGCGCTGCAGCAGCTGCTGGATTTCTGCAACCCGCACATGGACATCGTGCAGCTGCTCCGCGGCGTCGTCGTGGACCTGGGGATCTACGGGGACGCGTTCCTTGAGGTGGTGTGGCTGCTGGGGCTGCCGGTCGCCCTGTTCCCGCTGGACCCGGCCACGATGAGCGTGGACGCGGACGAACACGGCGAGGTCACCGGCTACGACCAGGTGCTGGACACCCGGGAAGTCCACTTCGAGCCCCACCAGATCATCCATATCTCGATGGACGCGCCGAAGGGCTCGCTCTACGGCATGGGCATCGCACAGAAGGCGCTGCTGCCCACGACGGTGTGGCTGTTCACGGAGGCCTGCATCAAGGAGACGATGCGCCGCGGCGACCCCCCGCACATTCACGTGGACTGGCCGCTCGCGGTGCAGCCCGACGACGTGCGGGCGTGGCGGGGGCAGTACCGGGCCCGGAACCTGGGGCCGCAGAACATCGGCAACCCGATCACGACCCGCGGCGGCGCGACCCTGACGGAGCTGCAGCTGGGGAAGCTGTCGGAGTACCTGGACATCCAGGTCAGCTCGCGCGACACGATCCTGTCGGTGGCGGGGGTGCCGCCGGCGAAGGTCGGCGTCATCGAGTCCGGCAACCTGGGCGGCGGCACCGGCACCAGCCAGGACAAGACGTTCCGCAACAACACGTGCGGGCCGGTCGCGAGCATCGTGCTCGAGAAGCTCAATTTCTCGCTGACCCGCGAGGCTTTCGGCGTCACGGACTGGGAGATCGGGTTCGTGGACGTCGACTGGCGCGACGACACGGCCGTGGAGGAGATCCGCGACAAGCGGCTCCGCAACGGGTCCTGGACCTTGAATGACTACCTCACCGACCTGGGGAAACCCACCGTCGGGGAGGAGGGCGACGTCCACGCGCTGCTCACCACCAAGGAGATCCTCACCTGGGAGCAGCTCGAGCAGTACGCCCAGGGCGTGGTCGACGGCATGCAGGCCAAGACCGACCAGGCCGCCGCCGCCACCCAGGCCGCCAAGGATCAGGCGCAGGCCGCCAAGGACCGCGCGGACGCCGCCAAGACGGCGGCCGCGAACGGCGCCGCAGTCGCGGCGCCGGAGCCCGGAGCGCCGGGCACGCCACCGCAAGGCTCGCCGCCGGGGACCCCTCCCAGCCCGGCGGCGGGCACCCATCCCGCCGGCTCCGCGCCGCCCACTGAGTCCTCCCCCGTGCCGCGGGCGTGGACACGGAAGGTCGCGGAGCAATACCGGCAGCTCATCGCCGCCGGGAAGGAGTGAGCCCGGTGTCCGAGCACATCACGCGCGCCGAGTTCTACGGCGAGCTGCGGAAGTTCACGACCTGGGTCAACCAGATCCAGACCGATCTCCGGCACCGCATGGGCCGGTTGGAGCGAGAGGCAGGAACCATCGTGGGAGAGCTCACCGACGAGGTCGGCGTGCTGGAGGGCCTGGTCGCCCAGGTCGAAAGCGCGCTGGCCGCACAGGCCGACAAGATCCAGGCGCTGACCGATCAGGTCACCGCCGACGACAACGCGTCCGCGCAGGCCAAGGCGGACCACCAGGAGCTGGTCGACGGCCACGACCGGCTCGCCGCGGTCGTGCAGGACCTCCGCGACCACCTGTCGGTGCTGTCGCCGGACGCCCCCGCCGGGGACGTCGTCGCCCCGGCCCCGGGCAGCACCACCACCGCCCCGGCGGACGGCGGCTCCGGCGGCTCCGGCATGGCCGCCAACACGCCGTCCACCGACCCGGTCCCCCCGGGCGGCGAGACCGTCACCGTGGACCCGACCCTGCCCGACGGCACCGCCCCGACCGCCGCGCCGCCCGACGCGACCGCCGGGCCCGGGCAGGGCGACCCCAACCCGTCGCAGCCGGTGTCCCCGGACCAGGCCGCGCCCGTCGTGGACCCGTCCGCCGACCCGTCCGCCGACCCTGCCGCCCCGGCCCCCGCGGAGGGCAGCGGCGGCGACCCGTCCGCGCCTGACGGCACCACCGGCGGCCAGACCGCCTGATGGACGACGCGACGCCGCCGCCCCCGCCTCCACCGCCCACGGACCCGCCGCCAGCGGGCCCGTTGACGGCGGAGCGGGCGGCGGTGTTCGTCCGGAAGATCATCTACTAGCCGGTCGGGGAGGTGGGGATCAAGATGGCGGCCCGCACCTCCGCCCAGCTCGCCGCCGCCCGCGCCAACCTGGCGAAGGCCCGCGCGGCCCGCAGGGGGAAACCCGCCAGCGCCCGCCAACGCGCCGCGGCCCGCGCCAACCTCGCGCACGCCCGGGCCGCGGCCAAGGGCAAGCCCCGCACCGCCGCCCAGCTGGCGGCCGCGCGGGCGAACCTGGCCCGCGCCCGCCTCGCCGCCCGGGGTCGCCCGCGGTCGTCCCGCCAGCTCGCCGCGGCCCGGGCGAACCTGGCCCGCGCCCGCGAGCTCACCCGCGGTCGTCCCGCCACCGCACGTCAGCTCGCCGCCCGCCGCGCCAACCTGGCGCATGCCCGGGCCGCCCACGCCGCCCGCGCCCGGGCGTCCGGTCGGGCCGGGGCACACGCCACCCGGGCGGCCGCCCGCCCCGGCACCCGCCGACACACCCGCACGTCCACCCGTCGCGGGGCGCGGGCCCGGCGCGTGTTCATCCACGTCCACGCAGGCCATCACCAGCATTCGGTGCACCACGCCTACCACTGGGAGCTGCACCGCCGTAAGCACGGCTACCGCTACCACCAGAGCCTGCGTCGCGGCCGCCGACGTCGCCGCGGCGGCTACCTGACGCGCGCCGTGCGCGCCGGCTGAGGCCCCAGCCCCCCACGGAGAGAGCGCATGTCCCCCACGCAGACCCTGATCGTCACCGCGGCCGTGCAGGTCGTGATCCTGCTCGCCGCGCTGCACGCCGCCGCCGTATGGCTGCGGCGGCAGCTCCGCGGCGCGATCGCCGACGTGATCGGGGAGATCGGGGCGCGCGCCGCCGAAATCCGCATCGACGTCGCCGCCCTCCCCGACGGGGACCTCATCCACGACCAGGCCGAGATCGCCGCCGGCGCGGTCGTGGAGCGGCTACTGGCCGACCTGCCGGGCGCGATCGCGGCGGGCCGCCGCCCGCCGGCGGCCCCGTTCCGCGGGCTCCGCCGCGCCGTGCGCCGCCCGGCGCCGGTCCGCGGCGGCATCGGCCCGGACCCGGACCCGCACACCATCCCCTGATGGGCGGCATGCTCGCGCTACTGCCCGCCGACCCCGACGCGCTCGCGGTCGACGGCGGCGACCCCGCCGACCAGATGCACGTCACGCTGGTGTTCCTGGGCGACACCGACACCGTGGGGGCGTGGTCCGGGGACGCCCGCCGCGCCGCGCTGCTCGCCGGGGTGGCCGCGCTCGCCCAGAGCGCCGGCGGGCCGCTCCCGGCGGCCGCGGTCGGGCACGCCACGTTCGCCCCCGGCGACCCGGACTCCCAATGCGCCGTGCACCTGATCGGGGACTGCGACCGGCTCGCCCCGCTGCAGAGCCTCGCGCAGAGCCTGGCGGAGGCGGTGCTGGGCGACGCCCTCCCGGCGCAGCACACCCCCTGGATCCCCCATGCCACGGC